GTGCAATTCTTAAAAGTGCCTTATGAATAGGTGGTAAATAGATGGCTAAAAAATTAAGGTCGCCAATTAGATGGTTCGGAGGTAAAGGTCATATGATAAATAAACTGCTTCCTTTAATACCAAGCCATAAAATTTATGTTGAGCCTTTTGGAGGTGGAGCTAATTTACTTATAGCAAAAGAACCATCTTCAGTAGAGGTATATAATGACTTAGATAGTGGATTAGTTAATTTTTTTAGAGTGCTACGAGATGAAGAGAAATTTGCTAGATTTTACAAGCAAGTAAGACTAACTCCGTATTCTCGTGAAGAATTTTATTACTGCAAGGAGACATGGGAGAACGAAGAAGACGAGGTCATGCGTGCCGTTAAGTGGTTTGTTTTAGCAAGACAAAACTTCGGAGGAGTATTTGGCAATGGTTGGGGATTTGCTGTTACTGCCTCAAGCAGAGGAATGTCGAAGGAAACAAGCAAATGGCTAAGCACCATAGACATGCTGCCAGACATATGTGAGAGGTTGCTTCGCGTAGAGATTGAACACCAAGATTTTAGGAACATATTCGCAACGTATGACACCGAAGAAACATTTTTTTACGTAGACCCTCCTTATGTGCCACAAACTAGAAGGGCTGGACAATACAAACATGAAATGACAGCAGAAGACCACCAAGATTTAGTCGATATCTTGTTGCATATAAAAGGGAAGGCGATGCTTTCTGGCTACGATAATGACATATACAAAAGACTAGAGGAGCACGGATGGGTGAAATTAACTTTTGAGAGGACGTGTTCCACCGTTGCAAGGACACGAAAGACCAATTTACTTGGTGATGGCGCAATTAAAAACAAACAGCCTCGCACAGAGTGTGTGTGGTTAAATTATAACGTGGAGGTACAATCTGAATAAAAAGTTTGTATTTGTGGTATAATATATATTGTGGAGGTGTGAAATATGAAACAAGAACAAACAATACAGGAAAAATATGAAGAGTGTGGCATATGAAGAGTGTGGCACAAAAACCGTGCATGAATCTGGGTGCATTACTTGCCCAATTTATTACTTGCCCAATTTGTGGCTGGAGTTTATGCAGCTATATTGCCCAATCACTGCGTGTGCTATATATAATAAGAATGTGAGGTGATATCGAACGCCAAAAAAAGAAAAACTTACGCGTAAAAAGATACAGGAAATAGCTGATTGTGTGCGCGCTGGTAATTATATGGAAACAGCGGCCGCATATGCTGGCATATCCAAAAATACACTATATAGATGGTTAAAGGAGGGTAGGCGAGAGTTAGAACGGCGCGAAGAAGGAATACCAGCTAATCCTGAATTGAATTTGTTCGTGGAATTTGTGGAAGCGATAGAACAAGCGCAGGCAGAAGCAGAACTGCACGATGTGCAAATAATACAGGCAGCAGCAGAACAGCAATGGCAGGCTGCAGCGTGGCATTTGGAAAGGAAATACCCGGACCGTTGGGGCCGCAAAGTAGCTGTAGATGCAAAGCAGGAAATAACCGTACCTCAGGTACAGTTCATATTTACTAATGAAAATAGCTAAATTATGTATGGTTCGGCCTGTATTAGGGTATAAAATATATAACAATGCTGTATAAAATTGAAGATGGTAAAGTTACAATTACGCCACATAAAGGGCAACAGGAAGTATTACAGGCTACAGAACGCTTTGTAGCCATGATATGCGGTACTGGTGGCGGTAAAACATCACTTATACCCATTTGGCTATTTCGTGAAATAAGCAAGGGGTGGGAACGCGGCGAAACCACAGAATATATGGTGGTTAGCCCAACATTTAAGATGCAACAGCGTTTTGCATTGCCAGTAGTAAGAAATTTTTTTGATGCTGTAGTTCATGGAACGTATAAAGCTATGGAAAATGTGTATCTATTGCCCACTGGTGATAAAATTTGGTTTGGTTCTGCAGATAACCCATTTTCCCTAGAGGGCGTGCACCTTGATGGTATGTGCCTTGACGAAGCTGGACAAATGAACGGTGCAGTGTGGGAAGTAGCACAACGGCGCGTGGGTTTTAAGCAGGGTAGAATTCTTATAACCACAACGCCATACAGTAATAATTGGCTGAAATTGCAAGTGTACGATAAGTGGCTACAGGGTTTGCCTGAATACCGTGTGGTGCAATTCGCTAGCATTGAGAACCCAGCTTATCCACGCGCAGAGTTTGAACGTGCAAAGCGAGATATGCCAGAATGGCAGTTCCGCATGTTCTACATGGGAGAATTCGCAAAGCCAGAAAATCTAGTGTATAGTGATTTTAGTAACGATAATATAGTGGAACCTTTCACGATTCCTCAGAACTGGCGGCACTTCGCAGGAGTGGACTGGGGCTATACAAATCCTACAGCAGTTGTATTCTGTGCACAAAACCCAACAGATGGTATAATATATGTATACAATGAATATTTTCACGATCATAAATTATACGAGGAATCAGCAATGGAAGTAGAAAAGCTTGTAAAAGATGTAAAGATGGAATACTTCGCTTGCGACCCTTCAGAACCCAGCGCGATTAGTGTGTGGAAACAGAAAGGGCTTCCGGCGCACCCGGCAGTGAATGATGTAATGGCGGGCATAAACGAAGTGGCGCGGTTGATAAAAAACAAACAACTGCGCATTTTCCGCGTGTGCTATAATACAATTGATGAACTCAACGGGTATATGTGGAACACTGAACGGGAGGTACCAGTGAAGGAAAATGATCACCTAGTGGACGCGCTTAGGTATGCTATAATGGGTTTAAAGAGTAGTAGGCCAAATATGAGGATAATATGAAATGGGTATAAAAGAGTTTTTCTTTGGAACAGAAAAGAAGGAATCTCGCACAACACAAGCCATAGTAATGGAAACACTGGGCAAACCTGTTTGGACACCGCGTGACTATGCCAACTTCGCACGGGAGGGCTACGCAAAAAATGTATATGTATATGCTTGCGTGCGCACAATAAGTATGGCTGTGGCTGGTATTCCTTGGTTAGTATATCAAAAATTACCTAATGGGGAATTACAGGAAGTATCAGAACACCCATTAGCACAACTATTAGCTAAACCTAACCCCTATCAGGGTGGTTCTAGCTTCTTTGAAAATATTGCAGGATATCTTATGCTTTCAGGAAATGCATATATTGAAGCGGTTATACCATCTAGCGGCCGGCCAAAGGAATTATACGTGCTTAGGCCTGACCGGATGCAAATAATACCTGGTGATGCAAATAACCTAGTAAATGGGTATATTTACACTGTAAATGGACAACAGGTGCATTTTACGCCAGACCAGATATTGCATTTGAAACTCTTCAACCCTATAAATGATTGGTACGGTTTATCTCCGATTGAAGCCGCAGCATATTCTATCGATGAAAACAACGAATTCCGTAGCTGGAATATGTCATTGCTTCAGAATGCGGGCCGACCGGCGGGCGCATTAAAAACAAGTGACCATTTAACCGAAGAAGAATTTCAACGATTAAAACAAATTATTAATGAACAGTACAGCGGATATAAAAACGCGGGGCGGCCTTTAATACTTGAAGGGGGGCTTGAATGGCAAGAAATAGGGTTAACGCCTGAAGAAATACACTGGGCTGACGGGCTAAAGCTTACGGCGCGCGAAATAGCAATTGCATTTGGTGTGCCGCCTGAACTTATAGGGGATAGCGAAAACAAAACCTATTCAAACTGGCAGGAAAGTAGACGGGCATTTTATGAAGAAACCGTGCTACCGCTAATGGACTGGCTACAAGCTGAATTAAATAATTGGTTAGCAACAAAATTTGGTAATAACATTATAATAAAATATGACCAAGATGAAATTGAAGCGCTTCAGGAAAACCGTTCTGAAGTATGGAATCGTGCTATAGCAGCAGTTAAAGCTGGGATATTGACACCAAACGAAGCACGCGAATTATTAGGGTATGAACCAATACCAGGTGCTAATAGTTTGTTAGGCAATACAAACACAATTCCATTAGCTACAATGCCCACTGAGGGCAATAATGAAAGAAGGGAGAGTGATAACAACGGAAAGTAAGGATTTTAAATTAAAAATTAAACAAATAGGCGAAACTGGTGAATTTGAAGGTTATGCGGCCGTGTTCAATAATGAGGATATAGTTGGTGATGTGATAGAACCTGGGGCATTTACAAAAACACTGCAAGAAAACCGCAATATTCCTATATTGTGGCAGCACAAAACAGATGAACCAATAGGAATCACAACAGAGATTACACAGGATCAACATGGATTGTATGTAAAAGGGCAACTTAACCTTGCAACTACAAGGGGGAGAGAAGCATATGAACTACTTAAGCAAGGCGCCATCAAGGGTTTGAGCATCGGTTATGATACAATAAAAGAAACATGGATTAACGGCGTGCGGCATTTAAAGGAAATTAGATTGTGGGAGTATAGCCTAGTAACATTCCCAGCAAACCAGCTTGCACAAGTTGTAGCTGTAAAAAGCGTGGTTCCCTACCAAGCACTGCCGTTGGCTGATCCGCTGCAGCCTTGGGATGGTCAAGCAGCTGTGCAAAACGTGTTGCGTTGGGCTGGAGGGCCAGACAAAGAAAAAGTAGATTGGAACAAATTCAGAAAAGCATTTCTTTGGTATGATGAAAGCGCGCCAGAAAATATCACATCATATAAGCTTCCGATTGCGGATGTGATAGCAGGGGAGCTTCGCGCAGTTCCAAGGGCAATATATGCAGCAGCCGCAGCTATTCAAGGTGCGCGCGGAGGTGTAGATATACCAGATGCGGATATACCAGCTATAAAGCGCCATCTTGAGCAGTATTACAGCAGATTGGATCGTGTAGCACCGTGGAATCAGGCATCAGAAGGAAAAGCTGGCCGCGTGTTAAGCCAGCAAAATGAACAATTGATTAGACGGGCAATTGCTGCGCTTCAGGCACTTCTGGAGCAGGTGGAGCCGCTAGATACCGGCACTCCAGAACCTGAACAGGAGCCGCAGGAAAAAGCGCTACAGGCAATTGCAGCTGAACTCAAAGAGTTAATAAACAAAATTTAGAAAAGGAGGAAAGATTTATTATGAATGAAATTGAAGAATTAAATCGATTAGTTAAGGAATTACGAGTGAAATTGGAAGAAAAGGACCGTACAGAGGCAGAGCAGAAGGAAATCCAAGAAAAACTAAACGCGCGCATTGATGAACTCGAAGCACGTATCATGCGGCCACCGCTTGGGGAAACAAAAAGCGTTGAACCCAGTGAAACGAAGCAGGTGTTTTTTAAGTATCTTAGAAATGGTAAAGCAGGCCTTGCGCCAGATGAAAGAAAAGCACTTGTAGAAAACCAGAACGGGCAAATACTTGTACCAGAAGAAGTGGAAATGGAACTTTATAGGCAATTACCAATGCTTACTGTTGTTCGCCAGCTTGCTACCGTTAAGCAAACACGTAGCGATAGGATACGTAGAAGAAGTATCAATGAAACAATTGTAAATTGGGGAAAATTAGAAACAGCTAGCAACCCACAAATTGCCCAAGATAATTTAACAGCAGGCGAGGCATACACTTATATTGAGGACCTGTACGGCCTTGCACTTATGGGTGAAGACGAACTAATGGATACAGATATCAACCTTCAGAATTTTATTGTAGATAGTTTTGCACGTGCAATTGCTGAAAAGGAAGAAGCTGCGTTCATTAATGGCCAAGGGCATAGTGCTGGCCAGCCAGAAGGTATATTGTATGTTGACCAGTTAATTCCTGGTGTAGAACGTGTACATACTACAACTGCTGGCGTGCTTACCGCAGATGATATCCTTAAGCTAATTTATGCTGTTCCAGCACAATATCGCACCAATGGAACATTACTTGTAAATAGCCAAACTGAATATAAAATGCGCATTATGAAAGATGCTTATCCGCATGGCCAGTATTTATGGCAGCCATCTTTACAGGCTGGTAGGCCAGCAACTTTCGCAGGATATCCAGTAATGAATTCCGAATTCATACCTGGAATTACTGATGGCCACGAAGTTGCGATATTCGGTGATATTAGAAGCGGATATACTATTTATGATAGGCTAGGCGTTACTATTCAGCGTTTAGATGAACTATTCGCCACTCAGGGTATGGTAGGGTTTAAGGTTCATTTCCGTGTAGGTGGCGCTGTAGTACGGCCAGATGCATTAAGGGTATTGGATGTTTCAGCTTCTGGTGGTTCAGCTTCTGGTGGTTCAGCTTCTGGTGGTTCAGCTTCTGGTGGTGGATAATGAAGATACGGGCTAAGCAACTGCTAATATCTAGCTATGGCATTTTTAATGCGGGCGATGAAGCTGATATTCCTACAGCTATAGCAGTAGCTTGGATAAAAACTGGGCTAGCAGAAAAAATATCAGATACGCCAGGGCCAAAGGAGCGGAAGAATGCTAAAAAGGATACAAGCACCGCGAATTGAACCAGTTACCACTGCGGAACTGGCTAATTATCTGCGGCTTGAAAGTGATACGCAGGGTGAGGAGCAGAACCTCCTTGCCCTGCTTCTCACCGCAGCTAGGGAATTTGTTGAGGAATACACATGCAGGAGCTTAATCACACAGAAGTGGCAATACTACGTACAAAATGCATATGGTGTGCATTTAAGAGATCTACCTAGACCACCTGTGCAAACAGTAGAAGAGAGAACAGCAGATTATATAGTATATACTGCTGGATATGGAGATGTACCTGAAAGTGTGCCTGCACCTATACGGAATGCAATTATGCAGTACGC